ACTCTTGGCGGTTTGCGTGGAGATATAGGTGACCAAAGGTATGTAGGCGAAGCGGCGGCTGAAGCTCATGGTCTTATGATGGCGCAAAAAGATGCTATGCTTCTTATGGCTCGAACTATGATGACTGGTGAAAGTGGTGACCTTGTAAGTAAAATAGACTTGCGTACTAGACGGGCATTAGGAAGCACTGACAATTTAAACGATGTTAAAACAAGTTTTGCTCAAGGCGATTATTTTAAATCCTTTGTTGACTTGATGGGCATTTCTACAAGGTTACCGGGAAGGTTCCTAGCAAGTGAAGATGAGTATTTCAAAGTTATTACAATGCGTCGTGTGCTGTACAGAGAAGCGCACCGAGCATCTCAGATTGCTTACACAACAGCAAGGCGTGAAGGTATAGGCAGAGATGAGGCTAAAGAATTAGCGTCGCAAAAATACGCAGACATAATAACGACAACGCCTGACGAAATTAAAAAGATGATGACTACCGAAGCACGAAAGATGACTTTCCAAGGTTCGCCAGAAGGTTTTTTTGGTCGCATGGGTTCTCTAGTAAATAGTATTCCTTTAGTAAAAACTGTTGTGCCTTTTTATAATACGCCAACAAATATTATTAACGAAGCGTTTGACCGAACCTTAAACTGGTCACCAGTTTACAAAGCAATAAAAGGAAATATTAAAGGCGAACAAATTATCACAGGAAAAGAATTAGACGATGCTTTAGCCAAGCTTACTTTAGGCAACGGTATAGCCATGACGATGTTGTATATGGCTAGTGGAGAGTATGGTGATAACATTGTTATAACTGGCACAGGCCCCAGTGAGTTTGCCGCTAAACGTAATATTATGGACCCCGCTGGTTTTAACCCGGCATCTATAGGAATTAAACAACCTGACGGCACTTATGAAACATTTACTTTTAGTAGATTTGACCCGATGTCGGCTCTGCTTGTAATGGGTGCAGACTTAGCAAACTATATGAAATATGAGGATGACCCAAACTTACTGTCAGCCGTTATAAAAGGTTATGTTTTGGCGACGGCTGAGTATGCATCTAGCCTACCATTTCTCCAAGGCGTAGCAGAAATGTCTGAGTTTGCTATGGGCCGAGGTACGAAAGAGGACGCTGGTGAAAGAATGATGCAATACTTTGGTCAACTTTCAGCGGGTGTTGGTACGAATGTATTAGGTAATTTAGACCGTTCAACGTTTGGTTTAGGTAGCTACGCCGCACATTATTTAGGTGAAGGCCAGTATACACCAGTGACACAATCTAGCTTTCACGCAATGCTTGAAAGAATAAACGACCCAACTTCTAGCAATACGGGATTACCGCCGGGAAAAGACCCTATAACTGGCAAGCTAATTACTGATGCTCCTAAATGGGTGCAAGGATTTTATGGCGGATTGCAAAAAGCTAAAGCAAGAAACGCATACTTTGCAGATACTTTACCACCAGCATTAGATTTTTGGGGTAACGAAATAGTAAGAGGTCAAGGAACTCTTATCGAAAACTTTAACCCTACAAGACTTAGAACGGCTAAATATTCTAAAGTAGACCAAGAGTTGCTTAGATTAAGTGAAACGGGCATAGGTACTTTTTCAATGCACAACAAAAGCATAAATCAGGTTAAATTAAACAATGAAGAAATTAACGAGTTTCATACGCTTATTAACACAGTTGATGCTAACGGTAACACACCAGAAGAAACGGGCTATGACCCAACAAGCACGTTAGCCAATGCTTTGTTGTTTGAGGTTCTCGACGCTGATTACCAATCATTAATTACAGATGAGGACAAATTCAAAGCACTAAACACAATTTTACAAGATAGGCGTGAGTTAGCCAGAACAGCGTTTGTTGAAAACTCATCACGGTTTGGGCTAATGAAAATGGTAGAGGAAGCAATGGAGTGACAAAGGTATGTTAATAGTGTACAATTCGCAAAGTAGAGGTTTACCAAATGGCTACTTTTAGTATTACAGACCAGACAAGACGGGCGCAGTTTACTGCTAATGGCTCGACTACTGAGTTTAGTTTTAGTTTTCAGGTCAACAATACTTCAGATATTAAGGTCGATGTTGACGGTACATTAAAGACTGAAAGCACTCACTACGACATTAAAACGTCATCAAACTCTATTGGGTTAAATGCTGACGGTACGGGCAAGGTAGTGTTTAGAACTAGCCCATCTGACCATACCCCGGCCAACAATGCGGTTGTCAGTGTCTTTAGTGACCTACCTCTTAGCCGGACTAGTGTATATACTACTGGCGGTAACATTACAGCAACCTCTCTAGAAAACGATTTCGACACAATAACGATGATACTAGCTAGTCACGAAGAACGGCTAGATAGAACAATGGTTGCCCCGGTACGGGATGCGGTAGACGTAGACCTTACGCTACCCGACAAGGATGACCGTAAAGGTCGTGTGCTAGGTTTCAACGCTACTACGGGCGCAGCGGAGCAAGGGCCACAGATAGCCGACGTTCAAACACTATCCGCTATTACGGCTGACATTGCTGCCCTTGCAGATATAGAAGACGGAACAACGGCAACCGATGCCATATCTGGCTTGGCTGCAATAAAAACAAACGTAACTACGGTGGCTGGTATTGCCAGTAACGTAACTGCTGTAGCTAATAACGCCACTAATATAAATGCCGTTGCGGCTGACGCTACGGATATAGGCGCAGTGGCGGCAAAGGCTACGGAGATAGGACGTTTAGGTACGGCTGATGCTATATCTGATTTAAACACACTAGGCACGGCTGACGCTGTGAGTGACATGAATACACTTGCGGCGATTAGTAGTGACATATCTACTGTAAGTGCTAAATCATCTATTATAACCAGTACGTTAGCGGCAAACCTTACAACTGTATCGCCACAGATAGCAACACTTCAGTCTTTAGCATCTGTTTTTTCTGGCACACAGTCGCTTACAGTAACAGTTGCAAGCGGTAATTTATATGGTGGCGGTGGGACAGGAAATGTTTTTTATATAAATGGCTCTTCTAATCCACCATTAACACTTGTTCGAGGCATTACTTATACATTTGATGTTAGTGACTCTTCAGTATCTGGACATCCATTAGCATTTAAAGATTCTGGCGGTAATGCTTTTACTACTGGCGTTACTACAAATGGCACTGCTGGTAGTGCTGGGGCAACAGTTGTTATTGCTGTTCCTTCTACTGGTACAATGCCAGCTTCATATTATTGCACAAGTCATGGTGCGGGCATGGGTAATACAATAGCTACACAAACTAATGACATAGCAACTGTAGCAACCAACATTGCAGACATAAACACAGTAGCAACCAATATCGGTACAATAGCGCAGAAGGCAACGGTAGACGAGGCAACTGCATTAGCCATAGCGTTAGGAGGCTAGACAATGGCAAATACATTTAAAGTAATAACTAGGGATGTAGCGCCAGCTAGTGCTGGTACTCCCGAAACTATATACACTGTGCAGACAGGTAGTACGCTTGTGGTGCAAAGTATATTTCTAACAAACGTGCATACTGCCCAGGTGGATGTAACTTTGCAGTTAGAAAGCACGACAACGCAAACAAATCAGACGCAAAACACAACAGCCCACTTTCTTAAAGATGTTCCGTTGCCAGCAAAAAGCTCACTAGAGTTAAACAAGATCAACATGAACGAGGGCGATATTATTAAGGTTGATTGCTCCGTTGCTGACAAAGTTTCTGTGATAATGAATTATATGGAGATTACCTAACAATGGCTGGATATATTGGTGCGAAGGTCGGCACGGTCACTGCTAATGCTGCTGATATAAAAGGTGACATAAGCAGCACTGATACCTCACCAGACCTCACTCTTAAAAATACAACGCAAGAAGACACAGATGGTGGTCGTGAAAGTACTGTTACTTTTAAAGGCGAACAGTCTGGCGGTGAAGAAAGTACATTAGCTCAAATAGAGGCAAATCATCACGGTTCATCGGACGATGAGCAAGGCCAACTTGTTTTTAAAACTAATGACGGTTCTGACGGTGCTAGTCCTACTGAACGCATGAAGATTGATAGTGCAGGAGCCGTTACGTTTACATCTGATGATACCTCAGATCAATTTGTTATTCAAAATAATGATACAGGTTCAGGTTCTGCGCCTGATATGGTTTTGTATAGAAACTCAGCAAGCCCTGCTGATGGAGATACAATAGGTAGAGTTGATTATCGTGGTGAAGATGATGGCGGTACAGCTAGAGATTATGTAACATTATATAGCAAAATATCTGATGCAAGCACTGGAACCCCTGCTGGTAGTTTTCACATTCAAACAAGAAACGGAACGAACCAAACTGATAGATTAGTGGTTGATGGAATTGGTAACGTGGGTATTGGAACGTCTTCGCCAACTGTTCCTTTAACAGTTTTTTCAAGTGCAGCCGCAGATAGCGCAAGATTTACAGATAATACAAACTCAGAGCTATTTGTTAAACATGCTACTGGTAATTTATTGACTATTGCTACTGGTAGTACTTCTCAGCCTATGGCGTTTGGACAAGGTAGCACAGAACGTATGCGTATCGACAGCAGTGGTAGAGTTATAGTTAACTCAACTTCAAGTTCTGACCCTGCAACAAATAATGCTGTTAATGCTATAAGACTTGCTGCTGATACAGGTCGTGTTTCGGCTTCGGCTGACGGAACTCTAGCACTCAATCTAAATAGAAAGTCAAATGATGGAGACATTGCAGTGTTCCGCAAAGATGCCTCTGTTATGGGAAGTATTGGTAGTATTACAAGTGGATTGTATGTAGCTGATACAGCCACTGGTTTAAGATTTGATTCTGCTGGAACAGATAACATACTTCCTTGCAGTCAAACTGGAGGTTTAAGAGATAATATTATTGATTTAGGTGTGGCCTCAGGAAGATTTGATGATATTTTTGCAACCAACACCTCAATCCAAACATCTGATGAAAACGAAAAACAAGACATTGCATCACTAACTAGCGCAGAGATTAGTGCTGCTACAGCTATTAGTAAGTTGTTTAAAAGTTACAAATGGAAAGACAAAGTAGAAGCTAAAGGTGATGCTGCTCGAACACATACTGGTGTTGTTGCACAGCAAGTACAAACAGCAATGTCAGACGCAGGGCTAGACGCAAACAAGTATGCTTTTTGGTGTTCTGATACTTGGTGGGAAACAGAAACAAAAGTTGCTGCTGTTAAGGCAGACGAAGAGAAAGGCATAGAAGCCCAAGACGCATACACACGCACTGATCATTATTACATAAAAGATGAAGCACCAGAAGGTGCAACAGAGCGTACTAGATTGGGTATTCGTTATGCTGAACTGTTAGCGTTTATTGGTGCAGCAACAGAACAAAGATTGACTAGCATTGAAGCTAGACTAGACGCATTGGAGGGCTAATAAATGGCTTATATAGGTAGCACACCCGTACCATCTGGAATAAAAGAAACGCAGTCTTTCGTAGCGAGTGCTGGGCAAACTACATTTAATACTTTGGGATACTCAAACGGTAATAATATCTCAGTATTTTTAAATGGTGTACGTCTTATAAATGGCACTGACTATACAGCTACTAATGGTAGTGACATTGTTCTTACAGCAGCCGCTAGTGCCAGTGATGTGTTAGAGTTTGAGACATTTAATGAGTTTAACTTAGTAAATCAAAACCTGACCACGCCTACATTTAAAAATAGTATGACAATGAAAAATGACACCGAGGAAGACACTGACGGTGGCAGAGAAAGCACTGTTATATTCCAAGGTGAGCAGTCGGGTGGTGAGATTAGCACACTAGCTGAGATTGAGGCTAGCCACGATTCAGGGGCAGATGATGAAAAGGGAAATTTAATCTTCAAGACCAACGATGGCAGTGATGGCACAAGCCCCACTCAAGTTGCAAAATTAGATTCTGCTGGAAACCTTCTTGTAGGTGCAAATGAGTCTGGCATAGGCTCTTCAGCATCAGACACTGGAGTGGTGCTAAGAGGTGGTATTGGTTACGCAGAGGTTACAAGGGATGGTGGAACTGTCGGTAGGTTTAACAGATTAACAAGTGATGGTACTATAGTTGATTTCGCAAAAGACGGCACACAAGTGGGAGTTATTGGAACTAAAACAGATAAAATTTTTATTGGTAAAGGTGACACAGGTTTACGCTTTGTTGATACATCTGATCGAATAAGTGCATTTAATACAAGTACTTTGGCTGATCGTGATGCTGGTGTTGATATTGGAAGTTCAGGTGCTCGCTTCAAAGACCTCTACCTATCAGGCGGTGTATACATTGGCGGCACTACTAGTAGCAATTACTTAGACGATTTCGAAGAGGGAACTTGGACTCCTTCTATTACAACTGGTACAGTTCGTGGTTTAGATTGTAGATATACTAAAATTGGTAATATTGTGCATTTGCGTGGTTATTTTGATCAATGGTCAGATCAAACATCAGGAGATAATATTATTATAACAGGTTTACCATTTACACCAGTTGCATCGTTGGAAGGTGGAGCGGTTGCTGTAATGGTAAGATATTTAGATTTTCACCAGTTTGCTGTTGCTTACATAACTGCTGGTGGAGAACTGCGTTTGTATTCAATAGTTGATAATGGAAATTACATTATAAGAGAACATTCTCATTTAAACAGTTCGAGTGCAAATATACGAATAAATGGATTTTACGAAACAGCATCATAACACCCCAGTTGGATTACTGGGTAGTCAGTCCATTAACCATAAGGAGATAAATAATGGCACTAAGTGAAGAAACCATAAACGACAAAATTGAAGTTGTGAACAATGGCACATTTTCAACCGTGCAAGTTCGCACCGCTACGGTAATAAAGCGTGACGGTAATGAGATAAGCCGTTCATTTCACCGCCATGTAGTCATGCCAGATGCTGATTTGTCAAAAGAAGATGACGATGTATCGGCGGTTTGCACACCAGTATTTACGAAAGCAGTCAAAGACGCTTACGCCAAACACTTAGAAGATAGCGCACCAGAAGAGGGGTAACCAATGACCAGAGCTAGAGATTTAGCAAACTTTGTTTCAAATGCCCAAGGCGATGTAAGGTTTGATACAGATACCTTGTTTGTCGATAGCTCTGCTAATCGGGTGGGTATTGGTACGACTACGCCTTCAAGAAGTTTACATATAGCAGAAAATCCTGCAATCGTTCTTTTAGAAGATGAGGGTGGTGGAACTAACGATAAAAAAGCACAACTACAAGTTGATAGTGGTGTCTTTGAAATAAATTCGAGAAACGATGATGATTCAAGCCTTAAAGATAATATTTTAACTGCTGAACTTGATACAGGTAATATTGGAATTGGAACTAACTCGCCGACAGGTTCAGTCCATATAAGCTCCTCTGCTCCCACTTTTTTTATGACTGACACCACAAACAATACTGAAGGTGTTGTGTCTATGGATAATGCTGGAAGTCTTGTTTTTAATGCAGACTTAAACAATGAGGCGGCATCATCTAATATAAGATTTCTTGTAGACGGTACTGAAGAGGTAAGAATAGATCCTAACGGTCTTAAATTCAACGGAGATACCTCAGCCGACAATGCTTTAAACGATTACGAAGAGGGAACTTGGAGTCCAACATATGGATGTACTAGTGCTGATCCAACTATTACTTATAGTTCTCAAATTGGTATATATGTAAAAGTTGGTGATCTTGTTCATATTCAGGGTAGAATAAGAACAAACAGCGTTTCTGGCGGCAGTGGGTCAATAGAATTAAAAAATCTTCCTTTTACTTCCAAAAATATTTCTAATGGTTTTTCTACATTACACATTGGATATGTTAATCATTGGCCTACAAATCATTTCCCTAAAACTGGTTATATAAATCCAGGTTCGAATACAGCACGGCTTATTAATTTTGGTTCTTCTGATCCAAGGGGTCAAATGATTGACAATTTAACACAAGCTGACTTTATGGCTTCAGGTACAGGAAAAAATGATTTTTTATTTTCAGCTACATATAGAGCCAATTAACACCCCAGTTGGAAACAAAACATGGATTTACCCAAGCTAGAGCAGAAGAATACGGCAACGAGATAGCCGAAGCGGATTAATGTACAAACGGAGAATGTAACCTATGCCACATATATATGATTTAAATCCCCATCTGCGCCCGGACGCTGCACCTAAACGCAAACGAGCTAGAAACGCTGACGGTACTCTGAAAGCGGATGACCCCAAGACCAAAGGGGTCAACGAAGCCTGGGAAGTACAGCTTCCAAAGAAAAAGTCCGGGCGTCCTAAGAAGGAAAAATAATGGAACTGCCCAAGGTCAACATAGCTGTTGCTGCTTCGGCGGTTGTGGCAATAACCAGTACCTTGGGTGGTGGCGTCTGGTATATGAGCCAGCAAGCTTCAGTCATTGAAGCATTACAATCAGATTTGGAAAAGTTGACTGTAGAAAACTCAGCCGTAGACCGTACCAATTTGATCAGAGATGTAGAAGAAAACACAGAACGAATAGAGGAACTGATAGATTATCTAATTGATCTAGAGGAAGAGGGCGAAGAAACTTTATCGGACGTGATGTCGGAATTTGACGATGTATACGAAACTCAAGAAGGGTTCTTATTGCAATTTAATCAAATCGTAAAATTGCAAGCTAGAGTGAAAACTTTAGAAAACACATTAGAATTTTTAGCAAGACGCCCCACAATGTCCGACGGTAGATAGCATGGACCCTATCAGCATACTTAGTGCCATTAAATTAGGCGTCGGGGCCGGAAAGTCATTGAGTTCTCTTAGCAAGGAGATTGGGCAGTTCTTTGATGCAACCGATAGTGCCAAGAAAAAGCTACAAAAAAAAGGTATGTCTGGAAAAAACGTGAACGCCATTGCGATGGAACGATTCACCAAATTACGTCAGGCTGCTGAGGCTGAAGAATCGTTAAAAAAATTTATTTCAGAAAGTCTTGGGCCTTCGCATTACCAAACTCTTTTAAAGATACGCAGAGAGGTTCTGCAAGAGAAGCGCGAGGCAGAAGCTCAAGCGAGGCGTGACGCTATACAAAGGCAAGAGATAGCCATCACCGTAGCGGGGATAGTTGTGCTTCTCATATTCACGTTCGTTGGCTCTACGGCCTACCTTCACTATATGGGCTGGCTTGATGTAAGGGATTATGTGCCGTGGTAATGCTTGCGATGCATCACTTAGCTTACGCTTTAGTTTGGTTTCATTTTATCCGACACGACCAACTCCAATATTATTATTTGGATACTTACCCTAACGAAAAAATTTGTTTGGTTCAACGAGATAAAGCCAAAATTTTAGTGACATCAAACGACATGGTTATTGAGTGCATAAAACTGGATGGAATTGATTGAGGTCAAATGGAAACGATGGGTGATTTACAAAAACGGAAAGGTAGTTTTGCAGACTACCGACAAACTAGTAGCGATAAGGATGATGGAAAATGGCACACACGATAGTTGATGATTGGAAAATAGTACCACGGCTAATGATGCTAGCCGTCACAGTGCTGACGTATCAGGCAGTGCATTGGTACATGTCATTACCAGCAGACTTTCCCAACATCACACAAGCAGCTGGCTTAGTCTCCGTATGCATGGGCGCGCTCACTGGTTGTTTTGGAATTTGGATGAACAAGGAGGCTGTTAAATGATGCAGTTTTTAGGACCAGTAGCAAACCTAGCTTCGTCTTGGTTGCAAGGCAAAGCAGACGCAAACGCAGCTAATGCGAAACTCAAACTAACAGAGGCAGAAGCCAAGGCAAAAATACTTTTGTCAAAGGAAACTTCAACAGCCGATTGGGAAAAGATAATGGCCCAAGGAACACAGAACTCATGGAAAGATGAGGCGGTAACAATTTTGGTGCTTGCGCCAGTCTGTCTTTGTTTCATTCCCGGCTTGGAGCAAACGGTTCAGAACGGGTTCGAGCGTTTGGCTGCCCTGCCCCAGTGGTACACAAATTTAGTTTTAGTTGTCTGCCTAAGTGCTATCGGTATCCGTGGCGGCAAGCAATTTTTCGGCGGTAAGAAATAATGGAAATGTGGCAATGGATAATGCTGTTCAGCGCAGTCAGCTTGAACACTTTAGTTAACTGTTTGCGTTTATATCTGGAGGCAAAAAAATGAAACAGAACTTCGAGCAATCATTAAAGATGTTGTTGCACCACGAGGGTGGATACGTCTGGCATCCCGATGACCCCGGCGGTGAAACAAATCTTGGAGTAACCCGTGCAGTATACGAGCAATGGGTAAATCGTCAGGTCATGGATGGAGAAATGAAAGAGCTTACAGTAAAAGATGTAGCTCCTATCTACAAGACAAACTACTGGGATAGAATAAGAGGTGATGACTTACCGTCAGGGCTGGACTTTGCAGCTTTTGATTGGGCAGTAAACTCTGGCACAGGTAGGCCAGCCAAGGTTATTCAGAAGTACATTTCTGCAAAACAAGATGGGGCTATAGGACCGAAAACCCTTGCACTTGTAGCAGAGAATGACCCGGCAAAGATGATTCAGTACTTGTACGAACAGCGTCAGAAGTTTTATGAACGGCTTCCACACTTCGACAAATTTGGAAGGGGTTGGACTCGGCGCAATCAAGAGACTCTGAAAGCATCAATGGAGATGGCTGATGCGTAAGTTTGATAAGGTCGCCAAGGACAAGAAGTCTGGCTTGCCAAAGAAGTATGTAAGTGGCTCCAAGAACCCAGACAAAACTAGAAACGAAATTAAGAGGACAAGACGCTTGTACCTGATGGGCAAGCTGACCCCCGCAATGATGGATAGAATCTCAAAGCAAAGGAGTAAAACCTAATGTCTGCCCCAGAAAAATATCAAAAAATGTTTGGAGCA